CCGCGCGGCATTGTCGATGCATCTAAACCTCCACCAACACCTTCAGATGGCCTCAGCGCTCCTCCAAAGCCGGTTCTATAAAGTTCATTGTTTTTTCTATACTTTGTAAAAAGCTCGTTGGAAGCCTCTTGTGTATTTATAATTTCTTTAAAATCGCTTTCAAGTTGATCTCCAAGGTATGTGACTAAAGGTGTTGCTGCAACAGTACCACGTCTTTGTATCTCATCCATGCGGTCTGCTAATTTTCCAACCTGATCGATTTGTTCTTTAGAAATTACGTCGATTGGCCCCATCTCTTTTATCTTAGCCATTGCTCCGGCTGCCTTGAATGCCTTCTCACCGAGGATAGCAATCATGGCTGCCTGTGTCTGGGCGCTGCTGCCTGCATCCTTGTGCGCTTGGCCCATCCTAGAAATAAGATCGATGTTTGAAATGCTCGCATCGTTAAGTTCAGCGACTGAAAAGCCTAGTGTCTTGAAGTATTCCCGGGCTTTGCCTCCCTCCTCAATAGCCTTTAGGCGCTCCTGGCTGACCGCTGTGATCGACTTGGCCATGGCCTCGAAGGAAACACCTGTCTGGCCTGCCAGCACCTGGAGGCGCTGGACGTCGTCGGTGCTGATGTTAAGCTGCTCGGACAAGTCGCCGATGGCGTCGACTGTCTGAATCACCTTCGAGACAAAGGCGCCGATGGCAGCAACAGATAGCGCCGCACCGAGCTGAGATCCTACCGATTGCCGGAACTTGTCGGTCGTGCTCGAAGCCTTTTTCAAGCCGCTTTCGTAGGCCGAACCGTCCAGGCCGAGCTTTGCGATGAGTGAGAAAATGGCCATTTGTTAGTTCCTTACTGTCTCCCGTTCTTGACCCAGGCGCCAGAGGGCATCGTTCTTATCATTCCACAACTCGACCTGACCGTGCATTTCGGCGTTGGTCAGGAAGAACCTTTCGGCATCGGTCACCGGCATATTTAGAACCGTCTCCTCGGTAAATCCAATGTCGACCAGACCAACCAGCAGCCTTTCGGGCCAGGGCATAGCGGCCTCCCTGGATCCTGCACCGGGCTGCCTCAGAACCTCAGGGCAGTCGGATTTGTCGCCGATCCACTCCTGGAGGATTTGGCATTCCTTGACCAGGTCGGACTTGCTGACCTTCTGGCGCATCAGCCTAAGCGGCACCCATCGGAACACCGAGGCCATGGTCTTGACCGACTCCTCGGCGGATTGGCTGCACACGACGACAGCCTCGACCAGGTCGTTAGCGGTGGCCCGGCCTCCGGTGACGAATGGCGATCCCAGACGATGCAGCAGGATGGCATGGCCGACAGTAAAGGGCACCATGCGGAGCCCGATCACCATAGGACAGGGCTTGGCTGTTGCGCTTAGGATGGCGGCCAGGCTGCTCACACGTTCAGGGCGACAGCGGCAGCGGTGGTGACGTTCTTAAATCTCTTCACGGTGATCGAAACCATAGCCTTGCCGCTCTGGGTCATTTTGACCGAACCACCGCCGGCATAGATGAACCGGCCGCTGTTTAGCACGTCGGCTACACCCATCATCTTAATCACTGGAGCGCCGGTGATTGAAACCGTTCCGTTGACCGGAGCCAGTGAACAGAAGGCCAGGGCAGCGGCTGCATTGGCTCCAGATGGGATCAGATTCAGGTTAAGCGTCACCCGCTCATTGTAGCCGATGTGACCGACCACTTCTCCACCGCTGTTGCGAACCTCCTCGGTGTCGGCTTCGTGAGTCAGGTCGTAACTCTCAATCGACGCCAGGGCCGTAAATATAGGGGTTGAGTTATCGGTGTCTAACATGGTCACCGAAGCCGGTGAACCGAATTGGTATGCGAGTCCTTGTGAATTAGCCATGCGTGTGGGTGGTTAGAGTGTTGCGGAACAGTAGAGGGTGAATGTCCTGGTGAACGTCCTGGACCGATTAGAGATTGAGGATGCACCAAAGTCCAGAGGTGCGGCGAATTGCGCCGTAAAAGGGCCGCTGGGGTCGTTTGATGCGGCATCGAGGGCAGAGGCCCCGGCGTCGTCAAAGAGAGGCAGGATGAGGTTGTCGAGCACCTGGACGGTGGTCAGAACAGCAGCCTCGTCGGTGTCGTCGGCCGAGAGTTGGAGCTCGACGGCGATTTCAACCTCGCAGGTTAAGTCGGTGCGCTGCATTGGCCTTGCCGAGTTGGTCGAGACTACCAGGCGCGGGAAGTTGGGCATGACGTCCTGGTCGTCTGGGTCGTCGTACAGGCCGCGGCTATAGGACGTGAGGCAGGTGGGAGTGCCGGCGCCGGAGGCCGACCAGTTGGCTGCTGCCAGGTAGTCGGCGACTGCAAGTTCAGCTCTTAGGGCGACGGCGTTCATTTGATTGAGATTCCGTTGTCTTCGAGAACCTTGCCGTTGGCCAGGAGGGCCTCGGTCATGTGGTTGATCATCTCCGTCGTCTCGTCGTCGAAAGCCTTCTGCATGGCCGTGTTGTAGATCCCGGCCACCCGGTTGTATTGGCTGTCAGCAATACCCGCGGTCATTACCACCGAGGCTGTCGGGTTGAAGCCTGGGACAGCCTGAAATCCTCGGGCCTTGGTGCCCTTGTGCGTGGCGACGTTCTCTTCGTTGAGGCCGTACTGGTTAGCAAGTGAGACCAGGGCGGCGTTGGTCTGCTTCGGCGCCTTGTAGCCGGGAGGCTTCGACAGCGGTTTCCACTTGGCGCTCTGAAACTGGCTGAAGCCCTTGTTGTACACTCGGATCATCTTGACCACACCGGATCGGAGGTAGCCGACCGACCCGATGGCCTTCCGCATCAGGGCCGAGGCCGCTGCCTTCATCTCTTCGCCATAGAGGCCGCGGCGACCGCCCTTGGCTTCCTTCGACTGAGCGATGAGGTGCACCCGGCGAAGGATGCGGGATTTACCGATCCGCTTGCCGGTCTTCTTAGACTTGCGGTTGATGTCACCTACGGGCGTGCCCAGGTAGTCGGAGATCCTGCGGCGCTCCTGGCCCGGGCTCTTGGGCGGCACCAGGACGAACAGCCGGACCATCAAATAGAAGAACCGGCTGTTGATAGCTTTATGGAGGTCACGGCTCGTCGTCAGCAGATACTGCTTCATGGCAGCATCGAACTTGCTGCTATCGACCGTCATGTTAACGACAGGCCTCACTTGGTCTTTGCCCCCAGCTCGAGGTTGTAGTAGGCGCCGGAGGCATCTACACGGCAGGACAGGATGCGAAGGGTGCGTCCCTGGTAGACCAGAGTCCTGCCGACCACCGGCCTCGGCTTGCAGAAGGTCAGGGCGATGCGGTCGCTGTTCTCCTGGAGGATGAACAGGCCGTCTTCCTTGAGCAGCCGGGAGAAGGTCGTGCCTTGGTCGAGCGTGTAGAGCGTCGAGTCCATCGAGACCAGGGTGCTGTCGCAGGTCTTCCAGTCGGAGAACATGACCAGGATCCTCGATGTCACGTTGTCCTGGAACCCACCGGAGATGGGCACGTTGGCATCGTTGACGGCAGCCGGGATGCACCGGATCGACGTCCCCTGCCAGATGAACATCGGCGCCCCCAGCATTTGCTGGAGCACCGCCATGCCCTGCTGGAGACTCGAGCCGATGGTGGTCATCAGGTGGTGAAGTAAGTGCCGGAGACTATGAGCCGGCTGGTGGCCTGGAGATGGGGGGCTAGGCTATCGGCGGCTCCGGTCTCAAAGTGCGACAGCTCGAGGTAGCTGGTGCCGGCGATTAGCCTAGCGATGATGGCGGTCTTGGCCTGGTTGGTTCCGTTGGTCAGCCACACCGCCGCGGCGGCCTCGTAGGTCACGGCGTCTGGCAGCGACAGCCGGAGGTTGCCTGTGGCGGATCCGCTCACCGAGTTGACGGTGACGTCCACAGTAAATGTGGTCACACATCCGATGGTGGTGTGCCGCGCGGTGTTAGTCGTGATGGCGAAGGTGCGGCCACCGCCGGAGTCGATGAGGGTCGGCACCCAGGTCGTCGGTGTGACCAGCGGCAGGGCGGCATACAGCTCGGTAAAGTTGTCGTTTATCTTCTCGCCGGCGCCGCGGAGGGTGTCCCCGGTGTTGTCGTTGGCGATGGTGCCGATGTTGATCGTTTGCTGGGCCATAGTTTTATTTCTTGGGTAGGACGTACCAGCCGGCCGGGAGGGTCACCCGGGAAGGCCCGACCAGCTTCTTATCGGCATCGAAAGCATAGACGCTGGCCGTTGTAGGCTTGGCCAGCATCACAGGATCACCGGAAGGGACCAGGACCACCCTGGTCATCTGGCAGCCCAGGCAGGTCAGCAATGCGGCCATCCAGATCGCTCTTGAGGGCCTCGGGTGCTTTGCCATGTTGCACATCGGTAGGTGGTGTTTCGCGGAGCCAATCCAACAGAGCTTTTAGGATCTGGTAGATCCAATTCACGGCTTCGGCTCGGTAACTTCCTTGGCATCCTTGGCCCAGATCAGGCCGATACCAGCGGTGACCGCGGCGATAGTGGTAGTCAGGTCGAGGTTGGTTGTCGGGTCACCGTCGAACAGGGCCTTGAGAGCCCCACCAACAGCGACGAGGATTGCACCAACACCGGCGAGAGTTGTTTTTGTGTTTTTCATTTGGATTTGAACAGCCTATAGGCTCCGTAACAGGCGCAGGCTAAGCCAATGAGCGCGGTGATAAGCCTTACCCAGTCGGTCAGCACTGGAATAAACGAAACAGCGGTGGCACCTGCCGCTGCTGCTAGGCTGAGTCCAGGGCTGGTGCTGCTGTTCGTTGGTTCCATTACTCAGTTGGCTGAACGGCTTCAACCACCGGATTCGCCGCTTTGTAGGCCGCGACAACCGCCGGAGTCCACAGCGCATTCGCAATATTCACCACCTCGACCGGCTGACCTTCCAGCGAGTCACCGGGATTGAGCGTGTACTGCGAGGTAATCTCAGACCCGACAACCGCGCCGTCGCTGTCGTAATCAACGCCGGTCGTCACGAACAGCGAGTTGTTCTGATTTACCTGCACTGCGACGATATTGACTGGTACGATCATTGGATGGTGGGGCTAGGGGTTTGAGCGGCGGCGTAGGCTGCGACAGCGGCAGGAGTCCATACAGCGTTGGCAATCGCGACAACCTGCTCGGGCTGACCCGTAAGGTCAGAGCCGGGAGCGAGACAGTAGCGGCGGAAGGTGGAGGCCTTCACGGCTTCGCCATCGACGATCTGGTCCGCAAGACGAACCTGAAGCGTCGTGTTGGGAAGAACCTCGCAGAGCGAGAAAATAGTGCGTTCTGTTAGCATATGGTTAGACGGTGTAAGTTAAGCTAATCTGAATACTGGTTCCGTTATTAAAATTAGAATTAGTTATTTCTGTAGGTGAACCAGCCTCTGATATTTGCTCCAAATTAATTGATGTTGAGCTTACTCCTCCGTACCCTTGAAAAGATCCAGTGTAGGAAACTCCATTAAACCTGAAACTGGCTGCTTGTTGTGAATCGTTTCCGCTTGCGACTGTAAAAGGAAGTCCGGTTATAACGGCTGCTCCAGTAGACGATCCTTTGTTTGAAAGTTCAAGACGGCCGCAAACAGTAACCTGTCTTCCAATCTTTGTGTATCGTCCAGTATTTAAGGCTGTAGTTAAACCCACGCTTGCACCACCAAACGTCAGTCCAATCGTCCACGTCCCCTCCTCGTAATCGTTCAGTACGTTCCCAGTCGCCGTTCCGGTTCCGCCGGTAACAGCGGAGAAGTCGATGCCTTTGCCGCTTACGAACGCTAGATTGCCGGCGGTGTTAAGGCGCATAGACTCCGCATTTCCTCCAGCGGCAAACTTAATCGTTCCAGCCGCGTTATCGGCCATCAACACAATATCATTTCCAGAGCTGTTGAAAACATATGTGTCACCAGCATCCACCGCCCCATAGGTTGTTCCACGGGTTCCAATGTAGCTAGAAGCCGTTCCGTTCTGAAGCTGTATTAGAGCATTGTCGGTTGCGCTTGATTTAAAAACGTGAAGATCTGTCGCAGGACTCGCCGTACCAATACCCACCCGATTGTTGGTCGAATCAACCTTCAGCGTACTCGTATCCACCGTCAGATCGCCGGTGATGGTGGCGGAGCCAGCGGTAACGAGTCCGGTGACAGTCAATGCTCCACTCGCGGTTGGCGAGGATGAGAGCAGATTGTTGATGCTGATGCGTTTGGTATTCCCCGAGGCTGGTGGAGTATCTGACACGTCCACAATCGGGATCATGTCATTTATTGCATCGGCTGCCGTTAGGTTTGTTAGTGCTGAGATTTTAGCGTCTGCCATATCAGTAAACTGTTAAGATTAGTTTTCCCAAGTCTTCTTGTGTT